AGAGCGGTCAGCGATAACCACTGCCCTATCTCAAGCTCTACCCCGAAAGGCTCTTGGTTTTTTTATTGCGCGGAGAAAGCGCGGTGAAATTTAGATATAAAAAAGCCCCACCTAAGTGAGGCTCTATTGGCACTGGGTGCGGATATAACTCTGTAACCCGTTAATCATTGTTTCGGATTGTCTGATTCGTTCGACGAGACTGAGATAATCCCGTTCAACGGAGTCATTAAGTCGGGGGCTGGCTGCATCAGGCTCGCCGGTGGTGGCGGTGGCTTCGGGCAGCTTTGGACAACTGGCCGCGATGTGCAGCCGCTTAGTGCCGTTACCAAGGTCAGTGCGCAGACGCTCAATTTCACTTTTTGCATTTGCTAATTCCTGAGTGACTTTGATATCCAGTTCGGCGGCCTGTACTCGTTGCCGCTGGATGTTTTCGAGGTCTGCTTTCTGCTTATTGGCTACCTGAGTGATTTCTTTCAGGTCAGCTTTTAGCGACTGCATCTGGCTTGTCGTGTACCACATGCCAACTAGTAGAGCGATGATGACTGAAAGTAACGCGGTGGTTAACTTGCTCATCTCTGACTCCAGGTGCAAACCTCATATTCAACGTCGCGCCGATTCATCAGCCCTTTCCACTTCTTGCCACCGGCATACACCCAGCGCTTGAGCTCATCACATGCTCCGGCATAGTCACCGGCGTTGAGCTTTTTAAGCATTGTGGATTTGATGAAGGCGTTAGCACCAACGTTGTAGGAAAATGAGTAGATGGCTGCGAGTTGCGTTTCTGTGGTTTTAACTTTGATGCTCGGATTGACCTGTTTGGCGATCCGTTCTAAGTCAGCCTTAGTCAGCGCATCACACTCTGCATCTGAATATCGCTTGTTGGGTATGATGTCTTTGCCAGTATGCCCATCGCAGACTGTAATGATTCCGACTACATCTTTGTAGGGAGCGTACTCTCGCCCCTCTAACCCACCGTTACCGCTTAGCATTACCGTTGCGATTGCAATGGCGCCGCCACCGATAGCCGAGGCGATTTTATTTCTCAGGGATGGGTTCATTACTCACCCCTTGAGGCTTTGCGCCGGTCTTCTTTTACCTTGAAGTATAGATTCGTTAGAAACGTCAGGAGGCCAAATAGCAGGCTTCCAAGAACGCCAAACGCTGCCCACTGTTCAGGTGAGAAGCCATCAAGGAGTTGTTTAAGCCAGAATAAGGCGCTACCGCCTGACGCTCCGTAGGAAATACCTGTTGTGATTTTGTCCATACGTAGCATCGTCTCACCTCCCCGTAGGGTTAGGCGCTGAGTAATTAATTAGGGATTAGCGTCACCCGTAATCCATGCAAGACAAGGAATGTGTGAGTGCGGTTGGTTGGTTTTGGATGACGCTAAATGCAAGAAAGCCCCGCACAGTGGCGAGGCTTGAAATTGTGTTGCTGTGGATGCAGGTCTGTCCAAGCCTTTCGGCATCACACCATATCTTGCACCTGTGTTTCGGTATATCCACAACTGTCATGAGCACTGCCAAGCACCACATCGTTGAGCCTTGGAGGTTATCGAATCAATACTCATGCAATTGTGCAGCACACCAAACGCTCCGGTTTACCCTTCTTCGCTGATTGATGTGCTGAATAGGAAAAGTGCCGAAGCATGCTTAAGACACACTATCGACACCTTACCCTTTAATGATTGCTCATTTGTTCAATGATGTCAACACGATTATGCTACTTTTCGAACTTTAGCTACACGTTTGCGATTTTTAAACGCATCTTGTAGCGGTTGATAGAGCATAAACAATGATGCATCGAGAACGTCATTCACCTCTCTGCGACAAGTTGATAGCGATGGTCGGCGCATCCGATTTCCACCACGAGTTGGGGTTTTGCGAGGAATTGCACTCTTGTGCATGTAGACTGCAATTGAGTAGCGAGATGAACCGTGTGAGTAGTAGCTAAGCAGGATACCGAAAGCCCTTTTATCGATGTACATGACGGAATCTACGACCTGAGAAATCAATTTTCCGTCATCATCATTGCACATTGGGCGGCTCGGTGTTCCGCTTGGCTCTACTGTCGCCATGTATTGAGCTATAACGCTGCTCATGCGCTTCTCTAATCGACCTGAGTAAACCCATGCGCCCCACAACTCCAGCCAGCCATTAATCCAATCATGCTGCTCTTTGGTGAGTTCTAACTGCCTTATGTTCATCGCTTACCCCACCTATTTTTCCCACAATCCCCGCGAGCTGTCATGAATACGCCATTCACTATTGCGTGGTGCTTGGCCTCTTTGTCGTGAATGTATTTGGATATGGTTTCTCTGTTGATGTGTAAGCGTCGCGCTAGCTCGCTCTGATTGCCGTATGTATCGACTAGCATGTCGGGTATGGTTCGGATTTCGGCATTCATGCAGCCTCCAAATGTTGCTTTTCGATATCCCTCAATTTCTTTCTGTATAGCGCCCTGATGCCGTCCAGTTCTTCTCTGGTGTATCGGTGTTCCTCATTGTTACTTTCGAGCGCCATGACTCGCTCAAGCCCGATTTTCTTTATCAGGTTGAGTCTGTATGGACCTATGTCACCGGATTTGTGGACGTTACAGGCAGAACATTGAAGGTGTACGTTGTCTTCGTTAAATCTGAGTTGGGATGCCGCTTTCGTTGTCCTGAAATGTCCAGCGTGGAAACTGACTGCGTTCTTAATTCCACAGCTAATGCATCCATTCCCTCTATCCCTAGCCCTGATGTAGTCGTTGAATACTCGCTGAGTCATGTTTTTCCAGTGAGATAACGGCTTTGCATCTGCTTTGCGTTTTCTCCAATTACGACGAGATTCATCCTCAGCTTGTTTTTGCTGATTCTCTTTCTGTTGTTTTTGGTATTTGTTAGCGCAGAGCGGTGAGCAAACTATTTGAAGGGGTCTATCGGGAGTGAATTTGGTTTTGCATATCGGGCATTTCTTTGGTTTCGGCTTTTTAGCCTTGATCACTATCACCTCCAATCTGGATAACAGTAAGTCCGTGACCAAACACCGCGCCAGTGTCGATATAGCGCTGATTGAAGAAGTTCATCGGGCTGCGAGCTGGCGTGTGTCCGAAAATAAACTCATCTGCACCGATGATGTTGCAGCCGATACCATCCATGGAATAACTCACTCGCTCTCGACTCCAAACCACCTCCTCCTCATCAACACGCTTACCAAATACGTATTCGTTTGATGGGTAGTCTGCATGGGCTATTACGTAACGTTTGCAGGGGAAATTGACTTCGATAATTAGCGGTAAACTTTCCGCGTATGCGATTAAGGCTTTAGCGAGAACCTCTTGGTCATAATCGAGGTAAAAGAACCAGCCACCGCCATTAGCCAGCCAGTGATTTACATTGCCGGTGCCGTTTAATGCCTGAATAGCCATCTGCTCATGGTTACCGCGAACAGCTATAAACCACGGCAGATTAATCAGGTCTAGGCATTCGACGTTCTGCCCACCACGGTCGATTAGGTCACCAACTGAGATAAGCAGGTCTGCGTCAAAGTCGAACTCAATCTCTTCGAGGTGCGTCATCAGCATGCCGTGGCAGCCGTGTAAATCGCCTACTACGTAAACCTTTCGATATTCAGTTCCGTTAATGCGGAGGTATATCCCTTCGCGGGTTTCGCCTTTAGCCATTCTCACTCTCCTTCATCATCAGGTAGACGATCATGGCGGCGCGGAGGGGGTTATCATCGGCAAACTTTAGCCCGAAATCTCCATCACCTTTAGAGGCAAACCATCTATGTCCACCCACGTACAATTTCACAGGTTTAAGTGCGATGAGATTACTCAGGATAATAGGCCATGCTTCTGATGGGTTGTCGCAGGGGGCGAAGCGGCACTCATCTTCCGTGTTCCAAATGTAATCAGAGTAGTATGTGAATCTTATTGGTAGCGTTTCTGCTACCCGAGAGTTAATTTCGTCATCAGACAATTTACTGTAATCAGTCATGTCTATCTCCAGATTTTGGATGTCTGTATTTTTGAATTAGGTAGGTAATTTGATTCAGGGAGAAGTGCTTGAACGAACCAGTGACGATTGTCTGCTAATAGTGATTTAGTGGCCTTCACTCCGTTGTTTTTGTATCTATCGAGTAGTTGATTAGCTTCTTCTGTGGTCATGGGTTCGTGTGTGAACCACGTTCGCTTCATGCTGCCTCCGGTGGCTCGGGGTCGGTAGCTCGGTCAGCCTTGTTCTTGTAGTAAACAGCCCAACTGAGTGCATCCAGTTTCTTCCTCCCCGCGGCATCGTAGATATAAATCCCATTCCTGCACTCATGGTTCTCTTTCACATCTGCTTCAAGTCTTTCTAATTCTTCGTATGTGAGTGTGGCTAGCTTGTGCCTGTCCCATCCGAAGTTACG